AGGGAGCGAACGATGCCCTTGCGTGTGTCGGCACCGTCGGCGAATTCGACGAATGAGCCAACAGGATAGATGCCGACCCCCGAGAACAGAGGCGTGTCGAGGATCAGGCTTTGCTGCTGGCCGGTGTCGGCGAGTATCGCGCGGCCGCGCTGGCTGGCGGCGTCGGCGTGGGTGATTAGGGCGTCGGTGACCATCGGGGCGAAGCGGTCGCCTGCGCTGCCGGCGCGCTTGACGCGGGCGAGTACGCCGACGCCTTCGGCGCTCACATAGACCGCGTTGTAGGCTGGCTTTTCGCGCCACTCGATTGACTCGCGGGTGGTCGCCGACGAGGGCAGCGAGAAGGCCGGCGTGACGCCGCTCCAGTCCCAGGGCATGACCGGGTAGCGTGGCAGGATGTGTAGCACCCGGCTGTTGCGGGATGCCTGCACATAGCCGCCGGCGGCTTCGGCAATGCGCGCCACGGCCTCGACGTGGGATCCGGTATGTGACCAGGCGCCGATCGGGATCAGCCAGTCGGTCAGCTGCCAGTCCAGCGACCAGCCGATGCCGACGCCGTTGATCGTCAGCGCGGCATCCATCACCTGCTGCGCGGTCAAATCGGTGAGGTTGTAGCGGCTCACGGCCGCAGCGTACGGGTCGCCCAGCTCGGCGGCGATGCCGCGGCCGCTGACCGTTATCCGGGCCTGTGCGAAGCGGCGATCGCGGGTGACGCTTTCCGCAAGGAGCAAGAAATTTACCCCGTTGATGGTCGCTGAGAACTCCACCGGCGCACCGGGGGCGCTCGGCAGCACGTCGTCCAGGCTGCTCGCCGGCAGGCTGGCTTGCCAGCCCCAGACCCACGAATCCGCGTCGATCGACACCGACAGCGAGAGCGGCGCCATGGCCAGCGAGTTATCCGTACGAATCAGAGTGACATCATTGACCACGATATAAGCCCTCAGAACAGGTATTACCACATCAGCCACCGGCCCGGTAGCGCGCGGATCGCGGCCGAACACCAGGAACGGCGTCGCCGGCGCCGCATCATCGAACAGCAGCGCCAGATCCGGCACATACCCGGTTGGCCCTGGCGGCTCGCCGGGAACCGACGACAGCCCATGCGCCGGCTGGCTTGTCTCTTGCCAGGGGATATCGAGAGACAGCCGGCAAGCCGCGCCAGCCCCCGCCAGCACCTCGACCAACGCCGGCAGCCGCAACCCAGCCCCCCAGGGGATCACCCGCTCCGGCCGTCCCCAGCGAAACAGCTCGATCCACCTGTCGCCGGTCTCGTGCGCTCTGCCGACACCCTCGGCGAAGGGCACGTCCAGCGCCGGCCGCTGGTGCCGAAAAAGCTCCTCGTAGGGCAACGATCGCCAGCTCTCGCGCCGCGATCCAGCGCCCCACGGCAAGCGGGACGAGGGCCGCAAGCCCAGGGTCAGAAGCTGCCACGACAGCACGCTCTCCGCACTGCGCCGGGACGCCGTGCCGACGCCGACAAGCGCCTCCGTTTCGCTGCTGCTGGTTGCCGTATGCGCCACGTTGCCGAAGCGGGACAAGCTCCCCGCATCCTGCCAGGCGCCAGATGCCCAGCGGAACGGCGACCGGTTAACCGCGTTGTCGTAGAGCAGCGAAAAATCGGCCAGCGGCGCCCCGGTTGTCGCCGCCATTGCCAACGCCGGCACCGCGGACAGCCGCCACGAAGAGTCGATCGCCGGTGGGACAGCGTCCAAAGCCAACGCCACGCCTTCAGCGTTGAGCACCCCGGCCAGGGTCGGCGCACCCAGCGTTGCCGATCCGCCAAGCGCCAGGCTGGCCGGCGGCGCGCCGGTCGAACCGAACAGCAGATCGCCATTGCCCAGCCCCGCACTGAAAAGCAGATCAGCCACGGTCGCGCCGCTCAGGGCTCAGTGAGGGTGGCGCCGAACAGGAAGATAAACGCGCCGGCGTAGAGAACGACACTGTCGACAGTGAAAGCGGCCCCAGGCGTGCCAGTCACGGCCACATTCCCGTCGAGCACCCAGTTACCGTCGCCATCAACACCGCGCGCCCAAAGCACCGTACCACCCGGGTTGATCTGCGCCGGGTTGCTGATCGCAAAAGTCACCACCCCATTGAGCACCGTTCCCGGCGGCCGCGGTAGCGTAATCGTTGCCATGGGCGAGCCGCCAGGCGCAGCCCCGGCCGCTGGCTGGGTCGTCGCGTACAGCTCCAGGCGGCCAGGCGTCGCCGCCTTGTCCAGCTGCCCGATCGTTGCTTGTGCCCGCGCCGAGCGCGTTGCATCCGAAAATACCAGGCTCATGGCATCAGCTCCGGCGTCACGGTGTCGGCGACCACCGCGTTGTACAGCCCCGTATGATCGTGCCCCAGGACGACATACTCGACATCATGGCGAATCTTGTGGAAAGCATAATTTCCGGCGATGTCACTCCAGGTCTCTCGCGCGAGCACCCCGTCGCGCTTGCGCAGCAGCCGCACCCGCCTGGATACCGGGTAATTCGGCGTGCCCACGTTATAGGTCGTACCGACCCGGAAGCCTCTGCCTCCGTGCTCGGTATCCAAAAGCAGACCCGGACCAGAAGGGAACACGGCTTTCCAGGCAAGCGGGGTTGACGCCAGAAGAGGCGTCGGCCAAGAGGCATTACCCGCGCGCAGCTCAAGCGAATCGGGGAATGGAACCGCTGCTGGCGTGAAGTCGTATGCGTGTCGCCCCACACTTGCCATGAATCGGACATCACTTAGATATCCCTTGTATCGCCCGGAGAAACCACTTATCCCTGCATCATCTGAGCCAATCAGCATGCGCTTACTGCCCCCGAAAACCGGCATAGACATATTATTCTGAGTCTGAAGAAGCAGCCCATCCTTGAAGAGAAACCCAACACCTCCAAAGACGGAAATTTCAAAGTCCTGCCACACTCCCGCCACAACGCACGCCGCCTTCGCTATCCATTGCAGACCACCTTGGGGGATCCCTAGACCCAGCGCGCCGGAACTGCTGATCTCGACTGTCAGAGAGCTCGACGAGGCGTCATTTCCAATCATGAATAAGCGCACCGTTTCGCTGGGTAGAAGATCAGGACGAATCGAAAAAGCCAGCGACAGCGACCCAGTACTCATGCTGAAGTTCGGCGTCGCCGCGCACACCAGCCGATCGCTACTACCGCCCGGGAAATAACACGCTCCCTCGCCCGCGAATCGGCTCTGCGCTGTGGAAATAGCCACCCCACCCGTACGCGTGAAGGCGTTGCCCTTGATATCTGGAAACGACGTCGAGCCATTGCTGCCGGCCAGATGCAGCCCCGCCGAAAGCCATCCCCAGTACGGATCCTCCATCGCCTACCTCCAGGGCCCAGTGCAGTCAAAAAATGCGATGGCGGCCGTCGTCAGACTCGATCCAAACGGCATCGCTCGAATCTCACGACCGATCATATTATCGACACTCGCAATCCTGCCGCCCGGCGCAAAAAGTCCAATCGGTAGATTCTGAGGGCAGCAGTACAGCCCCGGGGCAGCGCCGCGCAGGCAGTTGTAGAACAGCTCGAATACATTCATCGGCGATAGGTACAGACCAGAATCCGGCCCATTGGGATACATCATTGGGCCATTGCCGCTAGCCAGAGTTGTGCTGCTACTCGGCACCAGCAACGAAAATGCTTTGTACGCCTGCGCCGATCCACCGACCGCTGGAAAAGAGCGTGCGAGGTACAGCTCGCCCTGGACGAGCGCCATCATCCCGAAGTCATTGTTGTCCCCCGGCGCCGATCCGCTCTTGTCGCTCGCGTACCCCGACAGCGCACACGCCCACGCGTCCCCAGACTTGGTTGGCACCAGATCGCCAAAAAACATCATCGCGCCTCCCGGCCCGCCATACGTCAGGTTGTAGAACGTCAGCAGGTAGAAAGCTCGATCGTCAGCGACCACTAGCCAACCCCTGGCGCTTGAATCGGCGACCGCGCTCTTCGTCCAATACGTTCCGCCACCGCGCTGCGACAGGGTTGGGAACGGCGCCACGCCGGAGCCGATTGCGGTCATCATCTCGTAGCCGACGCAACGTGCCGTCTTTCCCACCGTATCGTCGACGCGCAGATAGCAGCCGCTGGCGGTGACGTTGGCGCTCTTGTACGCCGCCAAATTAGTGCCCGTAAATGGCTTGATCCACCCGGCGCCGGCCATCTTCACCGTGATCGACCCGGTCGCCGTCTGGTCCGAAATCCCCGTCGCGTCAAACGTCAGGGTGGTATTTCCGGCGCCCACCGACAGCAGCTTCTTCTCCCCGTTCAAGCCGCTCGGCGTCGCCCCGGCGACCAGCATCACGCTGCCCACTTCGCCGCTATGCCCGCCGCTGATCGTTGCCGTCGCCACGCCGCCAGCCACCACCAGACTAGCCACCGCCGAGACGCCAAACCCATTCACCAGGCACGCATCCAGCACGTTGATCAAGGACCCCGCCGTGCCCGAAAGAACCGGCGCTCCGGGCAACAAATTATGGAAGTACTTCACACTCGTATCAGCAGGCATTGCTTGCTCCTATCAAGGCGTATCGACATCGCCGCGGATGCCGATCGTGAATTGGTCGTTTTGCACGGCGGCCGGTCCCTGCAGCACCGTGCGCGCGACCCATACCGGGAAGTTCGCCGCCACCGTGTTGAGCCGTACCACGTTGCCCGCTGCCCAGCCCGAGCCCCAGCCGGCCGGCGCGATGCTGAAATACGGCACGCCCGTTGCCGGGTTGATCGGCGCCAGGGGGTTGGCGATCGCGTGCCCGGTCACCACCTGTCCGACCGTCTCGCCGATCACGTTGACCGTCGTCGTGTTCGTGAATACGATCCGCCAGCGCTCCTGTATCGCCCCGCGGTTGGTCACCACAGGCGGGTACACCGTCGTGTTGTACGTCGACGGGGCGTCCGAGCCGACCGGCGAATCTGCCCACGCGCCCGACCAGGTCAGCTGATCGAAGAAGTGCGACACCCGCGCCTTCATGTCGCCCATGATCAGCGCCGAGCTCACCATAGACCCGAGCGGGAAATCATGCGTCAGCGGCCGCGTGATGATCAGCTCGCCGTTGATCTGCGCATCCGAGCACAGCGCCATGTCTTCGATGCGGTGCTCGATGCGCACCGGCTGGCTATAGCCTGCCACATCGTTGAACGTCACCGTGCCCGCATCCAGATTCTGGCTGTAGCCCGTCGCTATCGTCTCGTCGTTACTGCCGATCACCCGCACGCGCGCAACGCGCACCCGCCCGAGGTTGATCGTCTGCGCGTTGCTGACCGTCGCCGGCGACGTCGTCGCCGTGTGATGAACCACCAGCACATCGCCCTTGCGCAGCATCGGCACCCGCCCGTCCACCGGCAGCCGCACCGGGTCCAGCCCGAGCACATCCGCCGACAGCGGCAAGGTCGACACCGCCACCGCGTTGAACAGCGCCGTGTCCGGCATCACCAGCAGCGGCCGGAAAATCATCCCGCCCGACACCCGCGACACGTCGTACCACCACTCGAGCTTCTCCGCCGGGGAAAGTCCCGCGTCGGCGACCAGCGCCCCGAAATGCAGCGTCACAATGCCGAACTGCGCGTCCACCGTGCCCGCCACCTGCGCGCCGCTGATCAGCCCGTCGAGCGCGCTGCTGGCGCTGATCTGCACGCTGTCGCTGGCGCGGTTCGCTCGCACGGCCAGGCTCGCCGGCTGCACCGGCGCACCGGATACCCGGAAGCGAAACCGCCAGTCCTCCCACAACCCCTTGCGCGTCAGGCACGATACGCTGGCGCTCGGCGATCCGCCGCCCGCATAGTCGCTGACGCTGGCGCGGCCGCTGGCGTAATTCACCGTGCCGGCAATCACCCCGCTGTTGGTGCTCGTCGAAGGATCGCGCACCAGCGACCCGGCGCGATCGACATAGACGCTGCCCCCAAGGGTGAAGCGCAGAGATCCCGGTACCAGCGTATTGCTCACGCTCGGCAGCAAGTCCAGCTGCAGCGGCGCCAGGGTTTGCGTCTGCGAATCCAGCGCCCCGGCCGAATCGCTCGCCTGCCGATAGCGGGCCACGATATTGCCGGCCGCCACCGCCGTCTGACTCGCCGTCGACCAGCTGCGCGTCTGCACCACATCCCTGTACGAGCTGCCCGTGATCGTGCGCGCCTGCGACGTGGCCTGCAGCGTCACCTGCCCACCCAGGGCCACCGCGCCCGTTGCATAGTTGATCGATCCCCCGATCCCCGCCGTTGACGATATCGCCAACGCCACGCTCGCCTGGTTTCCCGAAGTGCTCGTGCTCCCCGAGCCGGTCGCCGCCATGTCTGCGGCGATCAGCACCAGGCCGCCCGTGCCGTCGTCGCGAACCGTGTACTGCCCTCCGGCATCATCCGAAAAGCTGAGCGTCAAGCTCTTCGGCAGCACCGCATGCCCCAGCGAGAAGCTGGTAGAGGCGCCCGCCGCGGCATGCACCTCGACCACCGCCGCGCCCTGCTTGAACTGCGTCACGATGTCCGAGTTGCTGTCCGGCAGAACGCTCGGCAGCAGCACGATCACCCCGTTCGCGTAATCCACCCAGCCGCCCGCCGCATCGCCGGAAAGCCCGCCGGCGCCGTTGTCGGTCACCGTGCGCGTGGCCGCGCTGGCCAGGTAGGTAATGGTCACGTTGCCCGGCTGCAGCGCCCCGCCCGGCACGTTGATCTTGATCGCCGGCGGCCGGAACACGCTGCCGCCGACTTGCGGCGTGTAGTGCGCCGGCGTGCCCCAGCTGTAGAGAATCTCCGTGTTCACATCCGGCAGCGCCCCCAGGGTCACCACCAGCGAGCCGCTGCCATAATTGACGATGCCCGTGCCCACCCCGTCGTCGCCGGCCAGGTTGCCGGAGCCGTTATCGACCAGCCGGTACCATTTGCCAAGCGCCATATAATCGACGCTCACGGAGCCAGGAGCCGGCGGCGGAGAGATGTTGAGCACATAGTTGTAGCCACGGTTGCCGATCGATATCGGCGTGCTATCCGTATGCCCGGCCACCGCGATCGCCACCGCCTGCGCCGCCGAATAGGTCGCGCTGCCGCTCATCCCCGTCGAGCGCGCCAGACTGACCGAGCCGCTGGCGTAATCCACGGATCCCGTAAAGCCGCTCTGCGCCACGATTGCGCCGGCCGCGTCATCGATGAGGGTCACCCCAGCCACCGCCACCGACAGCGAGCCGCGCGCGATCGCCGAGCCGAAATAGCGCACCGCCACCTGACCCGGCGTCGTCGTCAGCGTCGTGCCAAACGACAGCCCAGGCGCGCCACCGATCGGCACGATCAACTCGCGATCGCCCGTGCAGCGCGCATCGATAATCGGCGCCTCGGACAGCGCCGAGGGCACCAGCTGGGTATAGACCGACTGCGCCTTCAGCGTCAGGTCGCCCAGCGTCGCCGCCAGCGCCAGCGGCGACACCCCGTAATAGCTGGTCGCATCGGCCGGGAATGTCGCATGCACCCGCGTCGGCGGGTTGTAATAATCGCTCGTGTAGCGCGCCACCGGCGCCCCGGTGAATCCCAGGCGCAGCGCGTCGCTGATCTCGAGCACCAGCACATCGCGCAGATAATCCCCGTACTGGTCCGTGAATACCTGGTTTTCTGCCCGCGAGATAATGCGCGACACGCGCACATACTGAAAATTCGTCGGTGCGTCGCGCTGCACCAGGCCGAAGACATCGCCCACCCCCGGCGACGGCGTCGAATGCGCGCAATGCACCTGGATACTGCGTTGGCCGGCGAGGTGATTACCGTACAGCGTCAGCCGCGTTTCCGAGCCCAGCGCCAGGTAGCTTTCCAGCTTGTTCTGTGCCGCCGTGCGTTCATCCGACCAGCCACGCGTGGTAAAGAGCGTCGCCGACACGCGCGGGTCTTGCGGCGCCAGGGCGATAATCACGTGCGCGCCGTAATAGCCGTCCACGTCATCCGTCAGCACCGCCGGAAAAACCTTGCGCAGCGAGATGCGCCCATAGGTCCGGTCCAGCTCCGAGATATCCGGGAACAGATTGTTCGACACCCCGTCGACCACCGCCGCGCCGGTTGCCATGCCGCCACCTTCCGGCACATCGTCGAGCACTTCGGATTTCAACAGCTTGATATCGCCGTCAAGAATGGCCATGGATTACACCTCGATCAATTTTATGGTTGCCACGTACCAGAAAGCCCCGTCCGGGTCGGCAATAGGGAAGATCGGCTCGGCGCGGATTGGCTCGTCGGCGTCGAAAATCACATTGAAGCTGCGCCCGTCCGCCAGCTGCAGAACGAACTGGCCCGGCAGCTCGCTGGCCAGCACGCGCAGCGCATCCACCGTGGTACGCGGGATCCAGCCGCCCGACACGTCGCCGACCAGAGTGATCGGACGGCCCGCCAGGCGCTGCCCGGAATCGACGATCAACGCGCCGGTCAGGCTGTATTCCCGTGCCCGGATCACCGTTGGCCAGTCGAATTCCCCCGTCCAGGTCATGTCGGCCGGCAGGCTCACCCCGCCGAGCAGATGAAAGGCCATCAGTTAGGCACCCATTTATGCCCGTCCCAGCGGCAGAGCAGCTTGCCCTCCGCGGTGCAGACGTTGATTTCCACCAGCTCGGCGTAAATCGCCGCCAGCCTAAGATCGCGTTTCATGTGCCGGCGCAAGTGCTGCAGCGTGGCGTCGCTTTTCGGGTGCCTGGCCCACTCGAGAGGATCGACCGGCGGCATCAGGCGGCCCGCCCTTGCAGCTCTTTGAGCGTATAAATCAACGCCGCCGCCGCGTCAGGGCTGGTCGTGTCGATCGACGTCGTCTTGCCGTTGAGCACGATCTCGACGCGATGCGTGCTGGCTGGAGTCTGCGCGCTTGCATCGCGGGCGACCGTGTCGCGAGCCTTGTCAAGCGCCCGGGCTTTGGCACGATCAAACGACCCCGAGTACTCGGTCAGATAGCCCTCGGTGGATGTCACCCCGACGCTCAACAGTTTGTTCTTCAGCGCCGCCATTTCTTCCTGGAGGACGTCGCCGAAGGCCGCTGCGAATGCTTTCACAGCCTGGCCAGTGAGCCCCAGCGAGCGGCCAATCTGCTCGTGGTCAATCGACTGCGTACTGACGGCGCGACTGACCAGCCCTGCAGCCTGATCCGCTTTCGACAGGGTCTTTTTTGAGTAGTAGTCCGACATCTCGGACGCCGTGTAGTTGAGCGCCCGCAGACTCTCAGGCGAGAGGATGTCTTCCTCGGGCCGCACGGATATGGCCGCGTCGATGTTCCCTTGTTTGTCCACCGAGCCCTTGACGTTTCCGCTGAGACCTTTCACGGGCCGGTCTGCCGCATCCTTCAGCGCCCGCACTTTTCCCGCCGCGCGATCCGCCGAATTGCCGAAGTTTTCGATTTCGCCACTCGCCTGCTGAAAACGGCCGCCCATCTGCCCGGCCTGGTCGCCGGCCTGCGCCGCCGCGTCGGCCAGTTCGCGCAGGCGCTTTGCCGACTCCGCGGCAATTTCCGCTTCCACCTTCTTGACCTGTGCGCCGGCCTCTTGCGCCTTCAGCTCGGCTTCCTTCGCCGCCGTCAGTTCGCCGGCCGCCTGCAGCTCTGCCCGTTTGGCCTGCACCACCGCCAGCGCGGCGTCGGCTTCCAGGCTCTTGGCGCGCGAGACCAGCTCTGCCAGCTTGATTTCGAGCCGCTTCATTTCGAGCAGCGCCGAGATCGCGCCGCGCTCGTCGCCCCGCGCCCTGGCGACATCCAGGATCGTCCGCTGCTGCTCGATGGCCAGACGTATTCCCGCCTGCTCAAGCGAAATCTGCGCCTGCTTGACCGACGCGTTGCGCTCGATCGCCGCCGTCTGGTCGTTCAGCGCGTCGCGATACAGGGCGCCGGCTTGAGCCTCGGCGATCTGCGCCGCGGCGAGCTGACCGCTGACATCGATTCCCGCCGCTTGCTGTTCCGCCAGCGCCGCCAGCGCCGTCTGCGCCGCCACATAGGCCGCTGCCAGCTCGCCGACGCGCGCGCTGCTGTCGCCGTACGCCTGCGCCATCTTTTCCGCTTCGGCCGCGGCGATGGCGGCCGATTGCGCGTGCCCGGCGGAGGCGTCGGACTCGGCGCGTCGCTGATCGACCAGCGCTTTCAGCGTATCGATCTGCTTCTGCTCGGCTTCGGTCGCCTTGCCACGCGTCGCCACCTCGGCACGGATGCCGGCCAGATGCCGCTCGGACAGCGTCAGGTCGGCACGGCGCTGCTCGGCGAGGGTGCGTGCCGCGTCGCTCTCTGTCCGCGTCGCCTCCTGCCGTGCCAGCAGCTGCTGGCGCTCGGTGCCCAGCGCCCTGGCCAGATTCGTGGTCGCCTCGGCTTCCGACTTGCGCGCCTCGGCGCTTTCCTTGGCGCGCGTGATCAGCTTCGCGCTCGACTCCTCCAGCGCGCCGTAGGTGACATTCAAACGGGTGATGGCCGCGCCGGCGTTGGCCGACGTTGCGCCAAGCTCAGCGGTGGCCGACGCCGCGCGGGCGGTCGCTCCCGAGGCCTTGAATGCCGCTTTCTCAGTCTCGCTGAATGAAGTGGCGAGCAGGCGGTTGTGCTGCGCGGCCTGCAAGAGCTTGTCGCGGCCCTCCTTGTCGATCGCCGCAAACGCCTCCTTGGCGCGATCGCTGAATCCGGACAGCCCCACCTCTCCAGCCTTCAACGCAGCGAAGAAAATGCCCAGCGTCTTGCCCACGCCAACGAAGGCCACCGACGTAGACAGCACGCCTGCCTCGAGCCCGTCGAGCGTGTTCTTCAGCGCGTCGATCACGCCCGCGTCGCCGATGGTCTTGAATGCCCCGGCGATGGCGTTCTTGAGATGCTCCCACTTCTGCGTCAGCGTCTCTGCCTGCTGGCCGGCGGCCGACGTCGAGCCGTAGAGCTTGTCGAGACCGGCGGCCAACGCCGGGAAGAGCTGCTCTGCCGTCACCTGGCCGGCTTCGACCAACTTGATCAGCTCTGCCGTCGTGATGCCGAAACCGGAAGCCACCGCATTGAGCGCGCCGGGCAGGCGCTCGCCGAGCTGCCCGCGCAGCTCCTCCATCGCCACCACGCCTTTCGACGCCATTTGCGACAGCGCCAGCAGCGCGCCCTGCGTATCGTCGGCGGACTTTCCGGCAATGGCCATCGATCCCGCCACCGCCTCGAACACCGCCCGCGTCGCCTGACCTTCGGCGCGCGTCCCCTTGGTCGCTGCGGTCAGATCTGCGTACGCCTTGCCGGCGGCAATCAGCGGCAGCCCGAGACGATCGGCCACGTCGCGCGCGTAGGCCATTTCTTCCGCGGCCTTTTCGCTCGACCCGGCCACCGCCGTGAACGTGCGCTGCATGCCCTCCAGGGCGACATTCACCGTCAGGAACTGCCGCGCCAGCTCGACGCCGCTGTACGCAAGACCCAGCTTGCCGAGGGTCGATATCAGGCCGTCCGTACGCTGTGCCGCAGCGGCGACCGAGCCCGTCGCGCCGTTGAGCTCTTCGCGAAAACGCTTGATCTGCGCCTGTCCGGCTGCGAAGGCGCGGTCCATCTCGGCGCCGGACGTGCGACTATCGCTGGCCAGCTTGAGCAGCGACTGATTGACGCCGAGGATGTCCGCCTCGATCTGCTTCGCCGAGCGGATGCCGAGCGTATTGAAGGCCTGGTCCAGGCGCTCGGTGCTCGTCTGCACGCGCTTTTCTGCTGCGCCGATCTTGTCGATCGACTGACCCATGGCGTCGACGTTGGCCTTTCCGGTCACGTCGGCGCCCACTTCGATTTGCAGTTTGAGATCGTCAGCCATGCCCCATTCTCACGCGCGCGAGAGCGCTTGCGCAGGGCGTAGCGCTTCGACGAGCGGGCATGAAAAAGCCCCGCGGGGCGGGGCTTCCGGGGCGGGCTTTCTGCCGGCGTTAGCCGTCGAGCAGTCGCACCTCGAACGGCTCGGTCTTGCCGGTGGGCGTCGTCAATCGTCCCTTCAGCGAGATACTGCCGAAGTTGTCCGCGACGAAGTCGAATGCGGTATCGGGGGAGATCAGCACCTCCCAGGCCGTGCAGATCGACGGCTTCCCGCCGTCGTAGTTGATGCCGTCCAGGATGATTTCGGCGCGTACCTGCGCCTGCGTCGCGCCCGCGATGCGCGTTCCGGTCGTCGCGTTGTACGTGCCCGACACCTTGAGCGATGCGCTGTTGGCGATGGCGCCAGTGGACTTGATGCGTACCCAGCCCATCCGGTAGTTGACGTCGTAGTCCGTGCCCAGCACGTAGGTCGGCGTGCCCGAGGTGTGCTTGACCACAAACCCGGCCGTGGCGAAATTGGCCTTGCTCGTCGGCACCCACTTGTCGTGCACCGCGACCAGCACCTCGTCGGTGATGGAGCCCGAGCCCTGGTTGATCACCGACTGCGTGCCGAGCAGGGCCAGTGTAAGGCCGTCCTTGTCCAGCTCCGTGAGCACCACCGTCAGGTCTGCCGGCTTCTGGATGGCAACGGCGGAGATCACCTGGCCGTACGTCGTCTTCCCCTTCGAGGTCGCTTCTTTCAGCTCGGTATTGGGCTTGATCTCGAACTTGCTGCACTCGAAGGGGCCGGCCTTGCCGGTCGGAATGCCCGTAACGGGGTCGAAGCGGTTGATGTAAAGATCGCCCGCGCCGAGGAATGAACGTCCAGCCATGGTTGGTTACCTCCTGATAAAAAGTTTCAGCTCGCCGAAACGACGTGCTGCGTAGCAACGGCCAGCGGGAACAGCAGCGCCCCGGCGGAAAAGATCGGTGGCGGTGGGGTTTCCAGCGTCAGCGGCGTGTAGCCATCGGGCGGTGTCCAGCCCAAAAGCCGCTTCAGCACGGCCGCAGCCAGCGGCGCCGCCTGCCCGCGCGCCGCACCGCCAGCGGCCGTGCGCGCCGCGCTCTTCACCGCAATCACCACCAGCCAGCGTGTTTCAACCAGTGCCGCGCGGCGCTGGCGGCGCGACTCCAGCACGCGGTAGCCGTCGTAGATCACAAAGGCGCAAGGCATCGGCTTACCGGCCTTCTCGAGTTCGTCGAAGTCGGCCATGCCATAGACCTTGAGCAGCTCGGGAATCTTCCCAAGCTCCTCGATCAGCGGCCGTTCGAGCCCCAGCATCAGCGCGCCTCGCGCGAAAACAGCCGCGGGCTGCTGAGCATTTCGACCTCTCCGGACGAAGCTACCGACGGCGTCGCCGCATCCAGCTTGATGGCCCCGGTCGAGATGTCGCGCAGCCGCGCCGCAGCATCCCGGTAGCGATCGCGGACGATGTCCGGCGCCGCATCGGTGTACAGCGCATAGCGCACCAGGTCGCAGCACAGCCCGACCAGCAGGTCGGGCACCGCCGGCAGCGGCAGCGCGTAGCGCGCCGCCAGGTAGCCGTCGATCACCGCGCTGGCATAGTCCAGCTCACGCGCCACGATGGCCACGTCGACATTGACGCCGCTCACGCGGTCGGTCTGCTCGATCAGCTCCTGTTCGCCGAAGCGGCTGATCAGGTCTGCCAGGGTGGCGTAGGGCATGGCTACTCGGCGCCGAAGACCGGCTCGACCACAAGCATCGGCTCCGCTTGCATGGCAGCCAGCTGCTCGTCGCTCAGGACATCGGCCGGCACCGTTTCCGGGGCCTTGCTCCAGGCGCGCCCGGCGCGCCGAAAACCTTCGACGCGGCTGCTGATCGCGAAGGCCGTCGGGGTGCCGGACTTGCTGTCTGTTTTCTTAGTCGTCATGTGCTTTCCTTTTCGTGGCCCCCGCCCGGCAACCCGGGCGGGGGAGCTTGCCTCGCGGGGTATTCGTTTCCGGCCCGCCGGCCGATCGTTCAGTGCAGCCACCTCTCGCGAAGTGGCTGAGGCTCAACGCTCGCGGCCGCTTAGCCGGTGCTGCCGACGGAGAGCTGCCAGAATCCGTAGAGCCCGGTGGCTCGCGCCTCGGCGCCGTACTTGTACTCGGCACGGTTGAAAACGTCGTCGTTTTCCTGGCTGGTCTGCGAGACGAAGGTCGGCGCCTTGCGCATCTGGATGATGAACGGCTTGACCGACATCTTGCTCGTCACGTGCAGGTACCAGGCAGTGGCACTGGTCAGCGCCGGATTGACCAGCACCTTTGCCGTGCCCTTGTACGGATTCGGCGAGTTGTCGACCAGCTTGTCCGCTTCGCACAGGATGCGCGCCGTGGCCTCAAGCGCCGGGGGAACTTCCAGCGTGTCCGGCACCAGTCGCAACGACATTCCCTCTTCGTCCTTGTAGCCCATGATCGCCGCGCGCGCGGCCCCGTAGCTGGCCAGAGACGCCGCCTGCGATGCCGCCGACAGGGCGACCGTCAACTTGTTGCTGACCGTGTCTCTACCGACCAGGTGATCGGTATCGTAGAAATACTGACCATCCAGGCAGGTCTGCGTGAATGCGCCGTTCTTGAGGTCGTCGACGATGATGTCGTTCAGCTCGCTGGCCGCCTCGCCGGCACCGAGCGCCTGCGTGTTGTACACGCCGAGCCGGTCATCCTCGATATCGTTGCGCTTGACGGAAATCGTCGTTTCCCAGTCCTCGTTGGCCTTGTAGTACTCGCCGGCCTCTATGTTCTTGACCACCTTGTCGCCGATCCACTTGCGAAAGCGCGGGAAGCGCGTCAGCCAGGCGTAGTCCTCTCCGGCGCCAGTCGATGGCACGACCATGGCCGTCATTGCCCAGTCGCCCTGCTTGGCGACCAGGGCCTTGTTGAACAGCGTCTTGAGACCGGTGAACAGCGTTTTCAGGTTGCCCGCATTGACCAGCAGACCGCCGAGCAGGATCGTCGGCAGGTCGCCCTGCAGGCTGGCATCGAACGCGAGCTGCGGCATGGCAAGCGCCGGGCCGCATGCCCAGGCCAGCGCCGCGACGCCGATCAGGAGAATGGTTTTGAGGGGTTTCATCATGGGAAGCTCCAGTGATCAGTGAGAGGGGGTGGCTTTACTCGACCCATACGCCGTCGGACTCGACGCCGAGCACCTTGCCGGCGACCGAGCGCGTGCTGCCGCCGTTGGTTTTGGCAACCGTCTGGTCATCGACGATGTAGCAGTTCTTGCCCAGGTCCGCCTGCACGACCAGGTCGGCGCCGAGGTTGGCCCACTTGAACGCCTTCTTGCGCCGCACCTGCACGCTGATCGCGCCGTTGGCGCCGGCGGTGTTGTCCGCCATTGCTTCGGCCCGGCCGAGATAGGTCAGGGTGGTGGCGGTGGCGCCCGGGGTGGCAAAGCCGGTGGCACTGGCAGCCACCAGCGCGCCGGCGAAAATCTTCGCGGCGGCAGCGACGGGCACGGCGATCAGCTCGCCATCCTTCAGCGGGGTGTTGCGATCAGCAGCTAAAGCGCTCAATGGGATGCTCCTCTACGTAATGGAATGACGGCTCAGGCGGCAGCCAGCGTCGATTGGTAATCTGCCTCGGCCACGCCGAGCAGCTGGCAGACCTTCTTGGCGTCCGCCGACAGGGCGGCTACGCCGGTGCCGTCGGGCTTCTGGCCCTTGCTTTGTGTCTCGCCGGGCTTGCACACTACCGGGGCGGCAGAGAGAAAGGCGGTCAGTGCCTCGGGGTCTTTCTTGCCGAGCCCCTCTGCCCAATCCTTGATCGCCGGAGTGAGCTTCCCGGCGGCCAGGCCATCGGCGACCAAGGCGGCCACTTTGCCGCCGGCAATCTCGGCAGTCAGCGCGGCCAGCTGGCCCTGCACGCTGGCGTGTTCGGTTTGTAGGGCCGAGAGCGTCGCCACCGGCACGTATTTGGCCGGGTCCGGCGCCGTATTGATCTGCGCGCTCAGGCTGGCGACATTGCTTTTCAGCGCGGCGATGGCCGCCAGCGCCTCGGGCTCGCTTGCGGTTTCCGACAGGCCGAGCGCCTTGAGCAGCTTCTTGAGATATTCAGGCATAGATTGCTCCTGGTGTGAGGGTGGTAGTGCAAACAGCTCGGCGGCCAGGGAGGCAGCGAGATCGGTCAGGCCGTCGAGGCCGGGGTCATTGGTGAGCGAGGCGTGCAGCAGATTCAGCACGCGGCCAGTCGTCTCGTCGAAGGAAAAGACGGGGGAGAGATAGCGGTACTCGCGCGCCGCGATGTGCGCCGCGGCCTGCGCCGTCCATTTCACGCCCAGCGCCCACAGGCCGTCGCGGCGCCATTCCAGCTCTCGGAACCAGCCGGCCGCCGGCGCCTTGCCGCCGCCTGCCTTGGCGTGCAGCGTGGCGTGCTCGTAGTCGATTACCCGGTCCGACTGGCGCGCCGCGGCCGCTGCGACCAGGCGCGCGCCGTCTTCTGCGGTCAGCACCCAGCCGTCGAGGTCGTTCGGCATCGTGCGGCCATCCCAGGAGCGGAAGCTGCCGGCCGGGAGCAGGCGCACGTCCGCCGGCGCCGAGGCGCCGAGGCCCAGCCGCTCAAGGTCAACGGCGCAAGCGGCCACGCCAGAGCGCTGGGAGCCGCCAGCCAGAGCGCCAGAACCTGCGGACAGGACAGCGATGGCCGGCAGGCGTTTCTCTCTGCTGGGGGGTGTGGGGAGGCGATTCGACATGTGTGGATTGTCGGTCGCGCGCGCGCGGGCTGGGAGGCCGAAGCGCTTCGGCATGTCGCCAGGCGGGGGGGAAGGGGCAGAATCCGGGGCTTGGCGACTCTGCAATTCT